CCTAACAAACATAGATCACCTACAAATTTCTTCGCTTCTCTCTTTGCAGCTCTCATCGCTTACCAAATTAAACCTTCTAAACCGAAAATCGCTTATCCGTAACTCAGGTTAACTAATAAAAAGTTTTTAGACTTAAGCCTACAAAATGCTGAAAAACAAGCAACTAAATTACCTTTTAAACAACGTTATTACAACGAAATAACAGATAATTTACGCAATAATTCTCCTCTCATTTTAACTAGGGAAGCTAACAGATTTTAATAATGGAGCTTACTCCGACAATCAAACTTTTAATCCACAAAAATCCTTGATAACTTTGTGCATTACTCCAGCTGGGCTTGGATTTTAAAGCTTCCTTTAACTGCTTAAAAAACAGGCAGTTAAACAATCTTCTCTTGCTTTAGCTAGTTGGACCAGCGGGCATAATTGTACAAAAACCTACGGTTATGAATAAGAACCCTAGGCATGACCAATTTTCGTTCAATGCACCTCAAAAAAGTTAGGAAAGTCTAAGAACTATAGTCTATAATTAACCTTGATTAATTGCCAGAGTTTCTTTACTCTGAAAACCTAATAAAATCATTAATATTGGTTTTTTAATTGAGATGGTTAAGAAAACGGTCTTTTCTTTGGCTAGCTCAAAATGGCTTATCAACCCCATTCGTGTAAAATCCTAATTTATGAGTCGCTTTCCTTGCATTAACGAAAATCATCTAGAAAATATAGCTCGTATTTTGGGAGATGAAATAACAGGATCAAAACTAACCGATATTTTTAAAAGACTTAGCATTATTGATAATTCAGGAGAAAGCACGAAATGGAGACGTGTTTATTATTCTTTATTAAATAGACAAAGGCAAGATCGTTGCGGGAATAATATAGCGGATTTTATTAAAACAATTTTAGCTCCAGCTATGTATCTTGGAAATGAAGAGAGATTTGAAGAAATACGTGGACAGGTAAATAAACTTCTCTCTTTTGATGGTTTAACATTAAATAATAAAGGTGAATTTGAATTAGTTACAAAGGCAAAAACTATAAGTGATGCTGAAAAAAGAACTAGGACTCTTTCAAGTAAGCTACAGGGAAGGAATATTCATCCTGAAGTCTTGAAGTTTTGCAAATTAGAGCTTCTACAAGATAATTATTTTCATGCCGTCTTTGAAGCAACCAAAAGTTTAGCTCAGAAAGTAAGAAAATTAACAGAATTACAGTTAGATGGAGCGGAACTTGTGGATACAGCATTTTCTCTAAAAAGTCCTTTATTAGCTTTTAATACCCTGCAAACAGAATCAGAAAAGTCTGAACATAAAGGATTTGCCCTACTACTTAAAGGGTGCTTTTCTGCTATACGCAACCCAAGAGCACATGAACCTAAAATTTTATGGACAAATGATGAGCATGAGGTAGCCGATTATTTAACACTTATTTCTTTGCTTTATAGAAAACTAGATAATGCAGTTTTAATTCCGCAAGCTTCTCAGAAGGGTTCAGTAATCTTAAATAAACATTAACTTAAAACCGTACCTTTTTACACAAATGGGGCTGATACCCCTACTCGCCAAGCATATTGATATGCGCCTAGGTATGGGTTAATTGATTTTTTAATTTCATCATATCCTGATAATATTTATTATATTGATCCCAATAATAGTCGGCTCTTTTTACTTCTTCTAAATATTCGGGCAAGTTCTTATTTAAGTTCTTAATTATTCTAATATTATCGGGCGTATTATCCGGTACGCCTAAGGAATGCTTAAGAAATGAGTTAAAATCACGGCTCGGATTAGACTTAGACCATGAAAAAGCATTAACGCCATTGACGCTCGAGCTGTTATATAAATTATCCCTCTTTGCAGCCGCTTCCTTATATTGCTTAAGTCTTTCAAGATATAATTTGTTTAATCCTTGCTCTTGTGTTTTTAACTGCCTTACGCGCTCTTGCCTTAATCTCTCTTCTTCGGCTAGCCTTTGGTCTTCCCTCTCGGTTTCTTCTTCTTGCCGTGTTTTAAAATCTGTAGCTGAGTTGATTTCATTTCTAGAAGCCAGTTCTTTTTCTAAATTGCTATACCTATTTCTTAAATCAGATATGGAAGATAAGTCTATTCCCTGATTATTGAACTGTGGAAAAATGGTATTAATTCCCCCTTCCGCTCCTAAAGCGTATCCTATTCCTTTCGCATTGTTAAGTAACATTGGTTGCTGAAAGCTTTTTTCGTTTTGATATGCTTTATATAATTGTTCGTTGTTTTCCTGATCATTTTTCCATTTTTCTAAGCCTTTTAAATTGGTATTTTTTATCTCACCGAGAGTGTTACTAAATTCCGTATTAGCTAATTGATCATACTCTCCGAGTTTACCTATTTTGTTTATGTCTTCATAATGTTTAGAGGCTATATTTTTTAGTAAATCATTTTTAACAAGATTGCCTCTTGAGCTAAGTGTTGCATCACTTAACTCTCTTACTCTATTGCTAACGGATTTTAAATGAGCACCGCTTCCATAAGTACCCTGTCTGATATATTTCGCATTTAGAGCATTTAAATCAGCTTCTAATTTTTTCCGTCCCTCATAATCAAGAGCTTCAAATTTAGGATTTAAGCTTTCAGGTAATCCTTCAACAACTTGATTAATAGAATTAGGCGTATTGATTACGTCTTTACGGGTTAATTTACGATCAAGATAGTTTTTATCTTGATAGGAAGGGCTTAACTCTTCAGCTAGTTTATATGACCTATCTAATGTCGGATTAATTGGCTCTACCAGCTTTCCTTGATAGACGGGTATGTTGGTTCTAGCAGAACTTTCCCATTCGCTAGGCGGTTTATTAGTATCTACTCCATAAGCTTGTAGAGCTTTTAATAATTGCCGTGCATTTAAAGTATTTAAATCAGGGTGACCTTCTTCGCCGCTACCGATAGTATCTAGTACCTGCTGCAAATTCTGTAATCTTACATAAGGATCATTTCTTTCGGCTTCAAACCTAGCTTTTTCTGCCGTAAGTCCCTTGTTTATTATGCCGTGTTTCTGTTCCCCGTAGCCGTAAAGATCGCCGATTAATCCTTTCTCTCTTGCTTCTTTAGCTTTTGCAGATTGAGTAAGTGCCGTAAAAGCTGAGCGATTTTTCTTACCTTCTAATTCTTTTATCGGAGCATTCAAATTCTCTATATCAGAGCCAAGTTCGCCTAATTTAATACGTGCATCCTCATCCATTTTCTCTCTAAGTCGGGAAGAATAAGGAGCAAAATTTTGTCCGTATTGTCTGTTTAATTTGTCAAAAACTATGTTTTGCCCGAATCTATTTTGTTTATTAGAAATGTCCTCGAGTATACTGTTTATATGTTCTCTGTTTAACCCGATATTTGAGGCATTAGTTAAGTTCTCTAACCCTGATTGATAAGGCATTCCTTTAGATAAACGCCTTTGTTCTAAGGCTTGCGCCCTTTGTGTTAAAGCAGACATAGGAGCAATAGTTTTACCGGGGTAGGGGGTATAATTAGTACCTGATAATTTACCGCTATCTCGAAGTAATATTCCTCTTGCTTTATTCCTTAATTCATCAAAAGATAAGCTGTTTTTTGACATGATTTAAAACCTTATAGGTGTTCCGGAAAATTGCGGATTATTATAGTAATTGAGCCATCTACCGGTACGTGCGTATTCGTCGGGATTACTAACTCTACTATAAATAGGTTCAATATCTATTCGCTCCTCCGGTGTAAATTTTTTGCGGGCATTTCGCCGTCTTGCTTGTTCTAATTGAAGTTCGTATTGCTCCTGTGCTGCCATTTCTTCAGGAGTTAAACGTTGAGCTAGCATTTTCTCCTTTAATTCCTTACCTTCTTGTGCTGCCGATTTAGGTTTTGGTTGATTAAATCTATCATATAAACTAAGACCCGTACTACCAAGAGCTAATAGGTTCTTAGGTTTACTTAAAAAGTTCATACTATTATCTTGTAGTTTATCAAGAAAACTCATGTCGTCTTTTTTCTTTTCTTTAGCAAGAAGGTATTGCAAATAACTCTCCGTGTCATCACCGGCAGATATTCCTTTCCCCTTTTTCGGTTTATCACCGCCTATACTAGATAAAGCTGATCCACCGGCTAAATAATCAGAAGTGCCGAGTGATTTTTCAGCTCCGGTAAACGGCAGTCCAAGTCCTCTAACTCCTCCGCCAACTTGAGCCATGTTACCAAACCAACTGCCCATATTATTACTGCCGTAATTTTGAAGAGCCTGCCCAATAGAATTAGCACCGAGTTTAGTTAAACCTTGTCCTGCTAAGTTACCTACCATTGGTAATGCTGTTCCATACCCGGCACCTTTTAAAGCTCCATAAAGGGGGTTTTCTCCATCACCGCGTATAGCAGATCTAGCAGCTCCACCTAAAGCTCCTCCAAGCGGACCGCCAAAAATAGCAGCTGCCGTACCGATTGTATCGGCTATGGTACGTTTTGGGTTTTTAAAAGTTTTACTTATTGTTTTACTGGGGTTTTTAAAGAAATTTCTTACTCCCCTAAAAAAATATTCAGGAAGTCCGGTAGCAGGGTTAATGCTGCCGCTACCGCCCATCTTCTTAAGCATTATAGCCTCTAACGGATTAACGTGAGCAAGCTCAGTATCGCCGTTCCGTCCTTTCTTTTTTATTTGCTTTAAAAGGCAATTAATATCTTTTTTGTTATATTTTTTCATTTTTTATCCCTACTTGTAATCATAATAATATATACGGCTTTTGCCCAATCTTCCCAGCTTTTAAATAAATCGGCTTTTTTACTTCCTTTAGCTGTAGTTGCTGCCGGAATAGCATTCTTTCTAAACACTCCAATCCCGGCAATTTTATTAGCCCATTCCTGCCATTCTTCAGTTTCTCTCGGTACCGGTAATCTTTCGTTTCTATATATTCTAATTAGCTCTGCTGCCCATCCATTAAAACTTATATATTTAGGAAAAGGAAGATTACTGATCACTGATTATCTCCCTCCTTAAAATTAATTAAAATATTCCCTACATTATAAGGATAGACGCAGGCAAAAGTAATAGTCATAAATCTTCCTGAAACTCTAAAATCTATTTTACCGGAACTATTTGCTGGATATAAATCAAAATTAACCGGCTCAATAGACGTTTTTGAAGTAGTCGCATATTTTATATAACTTACTCCGATAACTAATGTATCATTAGCAGTTCTAGTATATCCTTCCGGAGCAGGAAAATCAGGCTCTATTTGATCAAGAACTATATATTTATCTACCGTATTGCCGTTTTTAGCTGGGTTAAAGGCAACAAAACCAAAATATGGGGTAGTAAAAAATGAAGGGATATTATAGTGTAACCTGTCTCTTCTAACTTCATCGTATCCCGTTTCCTGTTTCCATATAGCTTTGTAAGAATTATCAGGGTTATACGGGTAATTTGCAGAACTATCGCCAAAACTGAATATATCCCCCGTTGCTTCATATACGAAGGCGCAGTCTCTAGCAACTGCCGTATCATACCAGCTATTTTCTCTAACATTATAAACAAGCTCTCTGGTACAACCAACATCAGCTCTGTTTCTATAACGCTTTTCCGGATAAGCCCATCTGATCTCACCGTACCGAGCTACTTTATAGCCATAGATTTTTTGTCTTTTTGTTAGGTCGACATTTTCTAAGAAAAACTGAAAATTAACGTCATTCTTTATACTATCGACTATCCCGTTATAAACAAAGGCACGATCCGTTCCAAGCCAAAAGAATAAACTATCATACTGCACTATACACCGGAAAGACATTACCGATGAATTGTTTGTTACTACTTCTTTTTGAAAATCAAAGAGAACTTGAGCATCGCTACCTGCCACATTGGTTAAATATATTACGGAGTTTTCAGTCCAGAATAAAAAACTAGGTGCATTCGTACCGCCTCTAATACTTGCTCCAAAAATAAGTTTGTTTTCAGATATGGCTTCCTTCCCTGCATCATCCCCCTCAAAATTAAGTGGATCGCTTGTTCTACTCCAAAGTAAAGTACCGTTATTGCCGTATAAAAACAAACACGGATTAGAATACAATATACCGCCCGAAGCAGGAACCTCCTGCAGAACTTCAAAAGGGTCATCTTCATCTAAATATTGCCAGGATAAAGTACCGTTAACATTACTTAACATGTTACTTCCGTTAGAGGTAATAAGTAAGCCGTATGCAGCTCTACCGTCCTTGATAAATTTAACCCCTTGCCATGTTCTGCTAAGGTTATTATCAAGTCCTGCAAGAACTTGTGTATCGTTACTAATATTAGTTAAGCTATCATTAACAATACAGCGATGGACAGCATTAGTAGTAGCGTAAATTAGAATGGGATTTGTTCCGTTAAAATACATATCTAAAAACGTTATGCCGTCTAAAGGATCGGGAGCTACTAATTCCCGTTGTCCTTTCATCTTTCTTATTTTACCGCCGACAAATCTTATCCATTGACCGTCTATGCAGTACTCATCTTGAAAATCTCCCCCGTCTCGTTGGATACCCGGTTTATAAACAAACGGTACACGCATTAGTTATTATCTCTTATTATCGTTCTATCGGCACTTCTATTGGTATTGATATTATTTATAGTTGCCAGCTCCTGATCAAACATGGATTGATACTTTGCTCTTTTTTCTTCGTTATCAAGAAACAAACAAGCTTCAATTAAACATGAATATAAAAGTAAATCGGGATATCGCTGCGTTAAAAAGTTAGTAGAATTATCTGCATTAAATAATGGAATACCTCGGTATATAACATCAAAATTATAAGTTGCATCGCTTACAGGAGCAAAAAACCATCTAAATTGACCATAAGTATTTGCTAATTGGTTATTATTAACATTTGCAGTATGATCAGCATAATACTTTGGTCTAGCTCTTGTTGCATTCTGATAAAACGGCCAATAAGTTCTACAAAATTCATAAGATCGCAATTGAAGAAAGTATACATTAAAGTTAGCATCATACATTTGAATGCTGACTGTATCTAACCAATTACCCGGTTTGTTCAAAATAAAAGTTCCGGCAGGAATATTCCTAAAAGTAGTGATGATCTCAAATCCTAAATCCTTGGCGTTATTATATACTCTAATTATCCCTTGCCGGATAAGATCGGGTATCTTAGTGACATAAGGAGCATCGCTACGTAGCATGTAGGTCTGCATATCAGAGGTTAAAGTAGTGTAATCCATTATCGTTTAAATCTCTGTAATTCTAATAGGATAAATTGCTTCTACTATTTTCTTTTTTGTTAAATAGAGCGGTGTTTTATAACCTTTTACGTCTTCATAAGTATCATCGCCATTTGCCCATTTTACCTGAAAATCAAGTACGTATTTAACTCCTCCCGGTAAATGCCATGGGGTTTGTCTTTGAAAGAATTTAACCTCTCCCGTTTGCTGGAGTATTTTTAGTTCATTATATCTTTTGAGTTCCTTTTTAGAGGCAAATTTAAAACCGTCCTGCTGGCAAGGTTTAGCTTTGAATTTATGTCTTACAATGGCCATGATATCCAATTTAGCTTCAAGTATTTTTACATACCTAATTATAACTAAAAATAACCGTAATCTCTAGTACCAACGACATTTTTAAGAGGGATACTTCAAAAAAAATGATCTTAATTATTTTTATATAAGACGTTATAATATCTTGTAGTTATGATATTAAACATGTATACTATTGTGATGTTATGGTGTTATAGTTTTATGGTTACAAAAATCAATAATAAAGAGTTTAAATGATAATATTAGTCGGCGGAGAAAAGGGCGGCACAGGTAAATCAACGATAGCAACAAATCTTGCTACTATGCGAACTATGAAAGGTGTAGATACTTTGTTGTTTGATATCGATCCTCAAAAAACTTCAACTTTTTGGGCATCAAGGAGAGATGAAAATAATCTTTCTCCAAGAGTTGTTAGTTGTCAAAAAATACTTGATAGTCGCATTTTAAACGCAGGGGTAGTTATTAGGAATGAATTAAAAGCATTAATGTCCAAATATGAAAATATAATAGTAGATGCAGGAGGAGCAGCAAGTGAAGTATTAAGAGCTGCTATGACGATGGCAGATATATTAATTTTACCTCTTATGCCGTCATCATTTGATATATGGACTTTAGGAACGGTAAATAACTTAATATCGGAAGTAAAACATACTAATCCTAATATAATTGCAAAAGTTGTATATAACAAAGTAGCTCCTCATCCTCAAACCGCAAAATCTGAAATGGAAGAAAGTAACGAAATATTAAGTGATTTTGAGAGTATTAAAAGGTTTGATACGATTTTAATATATAGAGTAGCAATTAGAAGGTCACAAAGTAAGGGGCAAGCTATAGTGGAATATAGACCATTAGACGATAAAGCTAATGAAGAAATTAATTCTTTATATAGAGAGGTATTTAATGAATCAAGATAAACGTAATAAAATTCCTACGATCTCTCCAGAAAGGCTTGACAAGTCTGAACATAATACTGTTGTAAGTAATACAAAAAAGGAACGTGTTGCTCTTGCTTTCGTTAAAGAGAAAGAAATAACTCAACCATTTACCATAAGGATTCCTATTGCTGAATATCAACAAATTAGAAGAATAGCTTTTGATAAGGATATAAAAATTAATCAAATTATTATCGGATTAATAAAGGAATATATTAAAAATAATAATACACCATAGTGGTATGGTATTGTAACACTATAGTATTATACAATTAAGCAATCATTACTATGAACTTCATAGACGCAATAAAAGCAGTATATGAAAAAGATGCTGCTATTAAGAGGAAAAACACAAGTTATTGTATTTATAAAAGTAAAAGAACTGATCGCTTAAGGAGACTAAGTTTTAATAAAACAGGTGAGGCAATTCATGAAAGTTATAGTCTTTTATCAGATGCAGAGAGTTTAAATGATGATTGGGTTGTAACTAATGAATATGACAATTTAATAGTAAAAGACAATTTAGTTCGTGGTAAATTACCTATATCAAAACTTCCTAAAAAAAGATTAACTTATGCCTCTGTTTTGGATAAAGAATAATAGATATTACAAAATAATATTCCAACCTACACTATTTGGAACTATAGATATAATATGTAGTTGGGGTAGAGTAGGCGGTAACTTAGGAAATTACAAAGTTGTAGCTTCTAAGGATGAGCAGGATATAGCATCAATTGTGGATGCTGTTAAGAAGCGAAGAAAACAAAGAGGATATAGGTTATGCTCTTAAATTTAATAGTTGCGGTAATTGTAGGTTTTATAATACTTATATTATGGGTATTAAAAGGAGTATTTGATTGCATAAGTACTATGGATCAAACAATAAAAAAACTAGCAAAAGTAAGTGACCTTTTACACGATAGACTTTCGCGGTTAGAAATAATATCAGTAGTTGATCAGGAAAAAGCAAAAAAGAATACGACTAAGAATGAGTAAGGAAATTACCTCTAAAAGCACCTTAATTCTGCAAAGGTATACCCCCGAAGCTATACAAGAACTCTTAAATAGTGGTGAATCCAAGTCATCAATTGTTGAAAGACTTGAGTTGTATATAGAAGCATTTAATAAATATATAAAGCAGCATAACTTAACTTATAATTCAGGCAAAAAATATACTAAACAACAAATAAAAAAACATAAAGAAACTATACCTGTTAAAAGTTTTAATTCAGAAGAAGCAGAAGACCCTGTTAAAAAGTTTTACGAAACGCTCGCTAAAAAGAGAGAAAGAAGAATGTTGCGTGAGCTTAAGAACCCTTATGATTGGTAGGGTTTAGTTGTCATTATTAGTTGACGGAGTAGCGAAAGAGGCTTATAGTTAAAAGGTATAGATAAAAATATTGGTTTGTTAATGAAATGAGTGTTACCCAAGAAAAAAGGTTAAATATACAGATATTTACAAGAATAGATAGAAAAACTGATGAGATGTTAGATGAGCTAGCAGAGCGCCAGGAGCGTAATAAAAGCTTTATACTTAGAAAAGCATTAGAGCAGTATTTAGAAAAAAATATGGTTAATTAGGATAAAGGAATTATGAAACAAATGTTATTAGAAGAGAAAAAAGAATCACATATCAAAGTAAAACCTTTAGATATCAAAAAAATAAGACCGCAGCTATTCATTAATACTGAGAAAGATTTAATTGATATTTCAGAACAGAAATCTGAACCAGTAACTAGTGTATTTAAAGAAATAGATAAATATTCAATTACGCCCACTACTTTTAAAAGTAGGACTTTGTTTGAAAGCAATATGCCCATAATTAATAAAGTACAAGAAGAATTAGAAAAAATTAATACAAAAAAAGCAAGTATAGATATTGAGATATCTAATATTAACAAATCTCTGCAAAACTTAAACAATATAAAAATCATAAGTAGTGGCGAACTACTGGGTTATAAAGCTCAATTACAACAAACTTTTATAAGTTCTTTAGAAACTAAATTTAATGAATTAGAGGGATATAATAAAGCACTAGTTCAATACCAAGGCTTTATTGAAACTAATCTTGGTATACCAATGTTATACCAAGACATATATAAAAATTCTGATACTTTTGTAACTCGTTATGGAATTAACGTTGCTAATATGTTACCTGAACAAAGTAATGAATTAGTAAAGATATATAATCCTCTTATAGATAAGAAAGGTTCTGTTAAGTCTAAAGGAAGTAATAAGAGTGCTAAAGATGATCAAGACATATTGTTACACCCTCTTGAAGTATTTCTTATACGAGATGCGATTCATGATTTAATTTACAAAGGTGTAAAAACAGTTTTAGTTGATATCTTTGCTAGAAAGGACGACGGTGCTATAAAAATGGAAAGTACCAAACCAGAAGTACATACAATAGTATTATATGTACAACCCAATGAAGGAAAAAATCAAATAGTAATAATAGACCCTAGTAATTCAGAATTTAGCAAACATCTAGTTTTTAATACTTTTAAGAGGCTTTTCGAGCCTGATACTGATATTGAGTTATTAATACCTCAAAAAGAATTAAGAATATATGAGCCTGCTGATAAAAATAAGATAGGACCAAATTCAGATCAATACAGAGACTGCATCGATATTGGTGTAAAAATTGCATTTGGTTTGAACAAATTTAAAGGTAAAATAGATATAAAGGATATAACAGCCTTAGATATAATAAAACAAGTTACAAATAGTGATGATATGAATGAATATCTGCCAGATTTGGAAGAAGCTGATCCATTAAGGATTAAACAGGCTTCTGAGGATAGAGTTCGAGAGAGTTTTTATGATTTATCAACAAGCATAGAAAAACAAATAACAAGTCTTGCTAATTATGATAGTAAAGCACGAGCTTCTGAAGCTTACAAACAAATGAACAATAATCAACTGGCTGGTTTTATAAATGCAAGTAATGTTACATATGAACAAACAATACAAGGATTAGAGCAAATATATAAACTTAATGCGTCCATATTTGCACATTATGTCAATCCAGTAAATTGTGAGCATATAGAAGTACAAACAGATATATCAGGAAATGTTACGCAAATAAATGAGGAACTCATATGAAAGAACTATATGATTATTGTCGTCGAGATCAAAATTCAGATATTGTACAATTATTCAAACAACATCTTGATCTAGATTTAACATATAAAAAAGGTATTTATTTTAGGTTTGCAATAAAGCATAATAATGTGGAAATGCTTAAAATGCTATTAGAATATTATGACAAGACACAACTTAAAGGTGATTTTGGTAATCAATATGCAATTCCTTTAGCAAAACAAAAACTTCAAACAATATTACAAGATGCGGTTAAGTCATTCGACATTTCTGAGGAAGTGCAGAAAGTATTAAATCAGTATGTACCTAAGGAGGAAGACAGTGACTTAGAGCAAGAGTTGGGAGATTTTGGAGATATAATAGGTTTTAATTTTTCTAACATGGATAGTAATGACCCAGCAAATGATCGTCATGATAAGCCTTTGATTGGTGATAAGTTTGTAGATAGTTACTAAACCTTGACTATTGTGTTTTTACCATTTTCGTGAGAATTCATCGACGACGTGTTCATCGGTAAAGTTTAGATATATAGAAGTGGTAGCTAGCCTATCATGACCAAGTATTTTTTGTACTGAAGCTAGAGATATGTTTTTTTGCAAAGCCAACGTGGCAAAGGTATGTCTCAAAATATGAGGAGTCACTGTTTTTGATATTTGAGCTCTATTGGCAATTTCCTTGACTATCTTTTGAACTTGTCTAGCACCTATTGGGAATTTATCGGTTATGGCAAAATAATGCTCTAGAAGAGATTGGACTCGATTAGACATCGGTACAACCCGTTTTTTCGTTTTTTTCCCATATGGGCCGCCTTTCCCGCTAATACGAATAGATTTTTGCTGCCAGAGAATATTTTGCGGAGTAAGACTACAAAGCTCGGAAACTCTTAAGCCCGTATCTAGTAAAATCCAAATAATAAGTTTTTCTTGCACAGTATTACAAGCTTGATAAAGTTTATCGGCTTCTACCGGGGTAAGCGGTTCTCTTTTAAACTGGTAAGCCATCTTAGTTAATTTTTTCTAAATTTTGCTATTGTTGTTGCATTAATTCGCTTTATACTAAAATATACGCATTATGTTCGCAAATTATGTGTTCGGCATAATAGTAGCAATTTAGCCTAAAGACAAGCAATTAATTGGCTTAATGGTAGGTTTATTAAATTTCTTATGGCTCGTTAGGAATTTTAACTATTCGCTAAACAGGGCGGAAGGCGAACTTGAACTTTCAGAAACAAAAAATCAAAACTCACGTTTTGAGGCTAAACATTTGTTCTAATCTAGAAAGGCTCTACCCAATCAAACAAATAGAGCCTTATTTTGAAAAAATAATTTAATGTGAATTCTCTGCGTCAATGATAGAAAAAGACTCAGAGCCTTCTCCGCCTAATAAGACTGAGTGGGTAGTATTAATATGATTAATATCAAAATTATTAATAACTGCTAAAGGATTTTGTACTTGGTTCTGCTCACTATGAACAACAGGACTTAAATTATTTAATAATTCTGAAATATCCAAAGATTCGTCTTTATCAGCAGGATTGTTCATTAATTGGCTCAAGTATTTTGAAAGTTCTTTCATTTCTTCTAAGTTACCATTTAAAATACTTTCTTCAACCTTAAAATGGATTACACTTAATTCAAGTTGTAACGTCTCATCATGTTTACTTAAATTTTGGAAAGCTAATAATTTTCCTTGTAACTCATTAATGACATGTGCGTCCTCTAGTGCTTTATCTTTGAATTCTACTTGTTTCATTAAAAGTTCAATTTGTAATTTGTAAGCCTCTTTTTCTTTTAAACCGATATTTTCCTGTAGATCACCAATAACCTGATTTTTAACAAAGCTTTTATCGGCTAGTTCCAGTTCTTTCTGAATTAATAATTTCTCTTGTTCTTGAGTCATCAATTCTTTTTCTAAGTTCTGAATCCTTAAATCAATAACCTCATTTTTTTTCAATTCAACTTCTTCCCTTAGCCCGTCAATAATTTGATTCTTCATATGGCTTTTGTTAGCGAGTGCTAATTCTTGTTGAGCAAGTAATTCTTCTTTCTCAAGTCTGGTTTGCTCAATTAAGGCTTTCAATTCCTCTATCTTTTGTTCCTTATCACTTAAAAGGTTATCTTTAGCGGCGAGTTTTCTTCCTGCTTTCTTAGCTTTATGCGATACCTCACCAATTTTTAAGTTTTTACTTACGATCTCTTCTTCCTTAGTTAAAAGGTTACTTGCCAGCTCTTCTATAATTCTATTTTTTTCAGCACTTTTATTATGTACTTCCGATTCTTTAGCTAGTAATAATTCTTCTTTTTCCCGAAGTTCATTCTCTTTTAAAGCTAACAATTCTTCTTTTTCTCTCTCTTTCTGTATTAGCAACTCCTGTTTCTCTAATTCTTTAGCCAATAATAATGCATCTTTTTCTTGAGTTTCAGATTCTTTAATGTTAAGTAGTTCCCTTAACCTTTCTATTTCTTGTTCTTTCTGAATTCTTAGCTCTTCTTTTTCCATTTCTTGTTGAAGCAGTAATTGTTCTTTACTTAAAAGCTCAGAGTTTTTTTGAGCTAACTTTCTACTTACTTTTTTTACTTTACTGGTAGTTTGACTTAATAACTGACTTTTCGTTATAATTTCTTCTTCTTTGGTTAAAATAGTTGTAGTAAAAGTATCATTTAAACTTTTTAAGTCCTGTTCTTTTTGAAGAATTAATTGATCCTTGTTTTGAACTTCCTCTTTTTGTCTTGCTAATTCCTTTTTTAATAGTTCCCTATAAACAACTAAATTCTTTTCAATCGCTTGAAGATTACCGCTATCTAAAAGTTTTCTTGCTTTAATATGCGTAGGCCAGTCCTCATAATTAACAGGGTATGAGTGAGGATGTAATTGATGTAGAATACTAACTGCTTCTTCTTTTGCCTTGTCTAATTTTTCGGCCTCTTTTGTTGCTAGTGCTAACTTCTCTGTTTCTATCTTTTGAGCTAATTTTTGTTTATGAATAGGTATATGCTTCTTAATAGTTTTATAATCACCATTAACTATTAGGTCTTTATATCCTTGATATTTACCACCCCAATCTTCATAATTAGCAGAAAAAACCTTGGGATTTAATTGATGTAAAACGCTAATATATTCTTCTTTTAATTGATTTTCTTCCTTTATTCTTAGTTCAGATAATAACTGCTCTTTTTGTATTAGTAACTGTTCCTTTTGAGATAAAAGGCTATTTTTACTTTGAACCTCAGAAGTTTTAGTTGTAACAAGTTGCTGTAAATCACTTTTTTGCTTGGTAATAGTAGCTATCTGGCTATCTTTTAATTTTACTTTAGCATCAAGTTCATAAATACCGGTCACTAACTTTTGTGCTTCTTCAGGTTTTAGTTGTACATAACCATTCTTAGCATCATTTATTTTTTCTTGCGTTCTATTTGCTGCCGGTACCGGATTTAATTTACTCTTCATTTTGACACTCTATTTTAATTTATTAAGTTATAAACCTTTAACTTTTTAAACCTTAACAGGAAAAAACTACTAAAAAAACGACCATTGTATCAACTAACTAATGAATCTTGTGAATTGTAGCTAAAAAACTACAACCACATTTAACGAACTTAAAATTTATACCTAATACCGCCACTAATTGAATAAGAATTAAAGCTTAATCCCCATAATTTTTTAGTAACCACTCTCTCTGGTTCATGTGTTACTCGATTAACAGTAAAATACGTTTGTTGGTTTCCCTTTTTCATTTTAAATCTTTTTGTCTCTAGATTAATATTAAAATCTAGATTATGGGAATATTTATATAATAAATCAACGCCAGCTCCAAAACCTTGCCCTCTAGCAGTATCTTTAAAACTAGGATTTTTTTTAAAGTTATTCTTATGTATCCAATAACCTTTACCAACATACTTAAAAGAATAATATTTGATCGTCGGTTTGAATAAAAACTTATCATTTAGTGGTACATTAACCGATAAACCAACCCATGGTGCTTTTGTCTTAAAATTATATTTTTGAAAAAGCTGATTAGAAGAAAATACTACATCGTTTTGATTATTAACTAATTGTCGTGCACCATAATTACTATTTTTATAATCAGTATAATCATAGCCAAGATAGAAAGTTAGCAGATTATCACTAAATAAATTTACCGAATAACCAATTGCTCCCGATAAATCTAAAACATTCCCTTTAACAGCCGATACACTATTTGAATCAATTCTAGATTTTATCTTGTTCGATCTTTTTGGTTTATGAAACTCCCAATCCTTATCCCACGATTTACTTTTATTCTTTAAAATATATCCGTATTTACCTTGACCTAAAAAAGTAAACCCATTCGCTGTAGGTTCTATTTCAATCTTTATTCCAGGCTGAATAACATAATTTTTCCATGTTAATTCAGATAATTTTTTATCTGGAAAATTAGTTGAAGGAATAGACCATTTAAAAACATCATATCTATAAGCTACAGAAGGAGTAACAATGAAATTGGTAATTTTCTCTTCGTTGGGATCGCTGCTGGCCAAAGCAGCATTAGCTAGAAGTAGAGTTGCTAGGACAAGGGCGGGTTTTTTTATTACCATATTTTTAAACCTGTATATAATTATTCACATATTTTTTAAATCTTAACCTAATTGTCTAACATATAACTCTTTAAAATTGAACCTAAAAAAACACGAGAAAATCAAAATTAGAACGCCGTGTGTTATAATTATTTCAAGAAGAAAATATTTTGCACCAAACTCACTTAATCAAAGTTACAAGCCTATTTATACTTTTTAATCTCCCTCCGAGTCAACCGAAGATTTTGTATACATCCATGGTAATCTTCTAGGACTTTTAACCTGTCTTTTGCCGATAATTCTGATTAAATTCTCTAAAAATTACTAATTTCTACTTCCAAAGGTATTTCATAGTCAGAATGATAATAGCTAGAATAAGACTTATTACGTTACCGATAATCAAAGGAACTGCCTTAATCCATATAGTATATATCAGCCACAATATCATACCCAGAGCATAAATAATGTACATACTCGTTGATATATCCTTAGCAGATTTCTTGCGATATAGCTCTATAACCTGTGGAATAAATGATATCGTAGTACAAAATAACGCTAAGTAACCGATTATTTCAATAATAACTGTCTCCACTAATAATAGCTCCTAAGCAGCTTCCACATCTTGTGAATAATTATATTGCTTTATAATGTATTCTATACAAGCTAGCTGCCTCTCTTCCCCTAAATCTGCAATACTTTCAACACCAGCTTTGCTACACCACTTGTTTATTATCTCGCTTGATACATTATGCAATTTAATAAGTTCTAGCAACTCTAAAAGTGTTTCGCTTGGTTCTTGAACTTTGACCTCCTCTTCCTGATTAGATAAAACAGAATCAAGTTTGCTACTTATACTTTGAGATTTTGGTGTTATATTTTTAACTTCCATTTCAAGCTCATTAAAAGGCTTGCCTTCCATTTCTTCAGCTGTCGGATGCTGACTGACTATTTCAGGAAAAGCCTTACGCAAGGCTTGCGCCTCAGCACATTTGGCAAGCTGTCCGTATGGTCTTTTTCGCCACATAGTATTAGGTGTCAGTTCGTCTTTTTTAGAAGCATAGTTTTCTAACCAGTATTCTTTGGCAGTAAATTCAACAATAGTACTATTTACCAGCTTTTTAACTGTTACCTTACACCATTTAGGATAGGTAATTTCTACCCCGCCTAAATTACATGTAACATCTTCACCAAATTCAGGCTCGCTTACACCGGCATATTGATTACTACGTGCCGCCTGTATCCTATATAGACCAACACCTGCCATAACTACGTCCTTGTACTCGTATCTACCTGTCTGAGCATTTTTTACGCTCATCGGGACAATATGTACAGGCTTTTGCATTGGGTCTAATTTTGCCGCCTTGCAGTAATCAAGAACCATCTTTATACTCTCATCTCTTGCACCGGTATATAAGCTGTTTTTTAGTGCTGACCATATATGCTGGTCAATTTCATTAACGGCATTTATTGATGTTATGTTACTCATTTTCCTCTATTTCCTCCTCTTCCATTTTCTTGTTAAAATTTCTATACAAATTAAACACTTCTTTTACGGCTTCTATTATGTTCATTTTTAACTCTCTTATTCCTTGTCAAAAAAATGTTTTAGTTTACTTAATACCTACCATTATTTAAGAAGGCTATCATGGTTGCCGTTACAAATATTCTTATTTCTATTTTATTGCCTATTTAATTAAAAACATTCGTGATTGCTTACCGTAGCTTACACATTGTAAGTATATTTCCTTGTACTTTTCTTTAAACTTCTTTAGGTCAATAAGCGACTTTGGAGCAGTGTTTTTCCATGTAGCTATCACATTCCCCTGATTATCAATTAGCACATCATAATCTCTCATAAATTCCTGTATATCGGTCTTTAATTTCTCAATGGTATCAGCTATCCTGTTTTCTTCCTCCTTTAAGCTTTTAAGTTGTTCCCATTTCTCTATAATATTATCTTCCGCTACTATTTCGTGATAATTACTTTGCGGGAATAAGTTAAATGTGTCCCTAGTACTAACACATTTAGGCGGTATTCTTTTTTCTATATGGTTATGCCAAAAATTACATGCTATCTTAATTAGCTTATCTTCTAGCTCTTTATTACGCTCATAAGTATAAATTCTAAAATCCTGTCCACCGATGAGTACTGCTATATCAACTTTTGGAACATCACAGATTGCGGCATAATGAGCAACTTGCACTAGATATGACTCAGGGATTTGGTCAGTCCCTAAATCGCCCCACTCTTTAGCCTTGATAAAGCCGGCAGTCTTACATTCTAAGACATATTCTTTATCACCGACCCACCGATCAATATTAGCCCCTAAAAACTTATACTCGGGATGATAGATCGTGTTGGGTTCTATTTCTGTCCTTTGACCGGTAACTTCTGAATACTCATTAGCAATAACATCCTCTAAAAGATTACCCCATTTCATTGCGGCATTAGTTTGAGAGCTAATGTCCTCACTAGTTTTATCCAAATACACATCAAGAGCAGTCCTATATGAGCTTAAGCCGCAGATACTACCCAAATCACTCCCGCCAATATAACCCTTACGTTCTCTTAACCATTCTTGCCTGTTTTCCATACTAATAACCTGATTTCTTTATTGTTATAAATAACGCTTTATTTCCTCAAGCTGACCTAGTACCTTCTGTGGATTAAACAGTAAATGCTCTTTTGCTACTGCTTGCCTTTCTAAAAATAAAACCATTAAAATACAAAACTCTCTTGGTACTACCACAAATTCATCGTCAGTCTTTGACTTTAACCACATTGACAAGCTGTGCGTGGAAATATCACCAACCATGCCCCAGAGAAGATTAGAGATTTCCTCCCGTGGAATAAAACGATCTTTTATAGTCATCATTTTATACCTCCACTCCTCTGGTTAGCGAAAAGTAAGAGCGTAATTCCTGATCGGCCGTGTAAGCATTATGTTGTGCTTCTTCTATTGCCTGCTCTAAAGCTACAAGGTCATATTCAGAAATATCCCAGTCAATACAGTAGTCTGCTGCCTTACCAAGTAAATACTCGTATTTATCAATGTCTACCATTAGCTGGTAGTAATTATCACCGTAAGTTTCATAAGGGATATTATAAAGGGTAGCCCTCTCTATCTGCTCTTCTATAAACGCTTCTCTTGCTCTTACTCCGATTCTTGCAAAAGTTTCTTTAGCCGATGCAGGCAGTTCTAAGCTTTCACTTTTAGCTTCGTGAAATTTTGGGATTTCAGTTATATTGACCGGTAATTGTTCTCTAGTTTTACGCTCATTAGAGATTTTTACCGCTTCTCTTAGTTGCGCAAGATTTGAAAATATCTGCTTAGCCTCTTTTGTCGGTAGTAGCATTTTCCTTAAAGCTTCCTTGGCCTTAGCGACGCTGATTTCTTCTAAGCTTGGCATGACATATTCCGATAACTTATGGCTTTCATCAATTATACCATAACTGATTCGATTATTGATATTTTCGTGATTTTCTTTGTAAAAATTTCTACCTTGACATGAAGGTAGCATTAAGATATTTTGCATATACAACCTTTATTTAAATTTATTTCTTAAAGTAAGAATTTAATTTCTCAATTTTTTAAATTCTTACTTTAATATTAAGGACTTCAAAACGTCTTAAGCTCGTAACTTAAGGCGTTTTTTTATGCCTTATGAGATGAGTATAGAGAAGGAGAATAAGACTGTCAATACTAATTACACACTAATTAAATATTATATAAATAATATGTACATTAGATGTAGATGCTATCTAAATAATATCTAGTTAATATGTGCATTAGGTGTTAATACTATGTAATTAGTATATTTTTTTGACTTTAGCTATAAAGCTTGGTACTCTTAAATAATAATCATAAATTAAATAATTTTAGTAGAAAATCATTGTGTTTGAATCAAGAATGACTGCAGTTGATGCTGCAAAATTAAAAAACGTTACTACTCAAGCAATCCATAAAGAATTAAAAGCAAAGAGTTTAGAATCTTACAAAAATAACAACAGAGTCTATTTTAAACACAACACTGCTAAAAAAATATTTAATCATTCATTTGAAAAATCTATAATTTCCTTCCAGATAGTAAAAGGTGGAACAGGAAAAACTACCATTACTCATGCTTTTGCGATAAGAGCTAATTTGTACGGAGCTAAAGTCTTGTGCATAGATTTAGACCAACAAGGTAATTTAACCCAAGCATTTGGAGTTAATTGCGATAACTCACCTGTCATGGTGGATATTATTGATAATACCGCTTTAATGGATAAGGCAATAGTAAATATTACATCAGGTCTTGATATCTTACCTAGTAGGATTGAAAATGCTGTGCTTGATAATCATCTTATGTTAAATAAACATCCTTTAGACAGAGTATACAAAAATATAATAAATACAGTAATAGAAAATTACGATTTGATAGTAATTGACTGTCCACCAGCTTTAGGGCAATCCGTAACTGCCGCAACTTTAGCATCAGATACAATTATATTTCCACTCACTCCAGAAAAATTTAGTCTGTCGGGGTTAGAAATTTCTTACAAAGAAATTAATACTATTAATAAAAGATTTAATACCTCGTGCAACTTTAAAATACTATTAAATAAATTCGACATGAGAACAGCTTTATCAAGTGAAGTATTAGCAAAAATTATGAATCACGCACTTTTTCAAAAAATGACATTTAATACTTTTATACGAAGCTGCCAAGATTTTCCGAACATGCTATACGCTACAACAAATATTTTTTCTAATACAAAATCTTCTGCTGCAAAAGATGATATTGACCTTTTGACAAAAGAAATTTTAAACTTGAACATAAAGAAGTAATAACCGATGCCATTAATAACAGATTTAAAAAGTATCAAAAAAACAAATAAAGTTTTTAAAAAACAAGAATATAGACCTTGGGATGAAAAAGACATTCTAGTATCGAAAAATGAACCCTTGAAAAGCGACAAGGAATTAAACGTTGATAATATTAATTCTATTGAGTTAGAAAAAATCTGGCGGGGTTTGTACGGTGCAAAAAAAACTCTTCTAAAAATAATCCTTCAAAATACAGAAGAAATTCACGATGGTTATGTCGTCACAAAAGCTATTACTATTAGTCAATTAATGACCAACTCATCTTTACCTGCAAACACAATAAAATCTGCTCTACAGCTACTAAAACACAGCTATCTTATCTTAAACTACGAAACTAAACCAGGTAAAGGGGGGTTTGCTAGATATAAAATTCCTACAAAAGTGTATGAATACTTCGTTGAAAGATATTCTACTAATACGTAATTTTTATTGACTTTGTTAGGTTGAGGTATAGTATCAAAATACACTATTTAGGTGTAAACTATAAATTTACCTTTAAAAAAGGGATGCTAGTATCAAGAAGATACTAGCCACAACAAAAATTTATGGAATTTTAATTTTTCTAATTTACCCCAATGAGGGGGGGTTTATGACCTAGAAAATCAAAAATGAGAGTTAGATTGAAGCTTGAGAACGAATTTCTAACTTTTTTCAGAATCAAACTCTAAAACGTTTTACCGACGCTAATAGGGTTTTTTATTGCCGAACTGAACACCGACAACGGTTTTAGAATAGTAGAGTATTATTTATTTGTCAAGCCGTTTGTCGTTGGTTATGTGAAAAATTTTTGACTAAAAACTAACTAACAATAAGTAAAATGGCTTATTCAACACAAAAACAGGAGCAAGAAGTTCCAGCTAACCAAGACCAATTATGCAAACTCTACTCATTTAAAGAAGAAAAAGCCCGTTATCGTAAAAGTTATATTGATTGGGATAAAATCAAAAGAGCTAACAACAAAGCTATTCGTCAAAAAGCAAAATATTTAAGTAAAGATGCACAAGCTATTCTTGCACCGATTATACAGGGTTTAAAAAGAGGAAAACGGGTATTCTTTAATCATAAGTATATATCCTCAATTACCTTATGCAAAAGAAGGCAAAATCAGAATATCATAAAACAGTTAGAATCTGTTCTAGATATTACTTACCATAATTCTATTACTTATAACGGTAAAAAACATCGGTTCAGTTATGAGTTTTCCTATAAGCTCACAAAACTAGAAAATATAAGTTACCCAGAGCATTCTATCGAGCAATTTTCTGCTCAACAAAATGAGCTCCTCTATATATATAAAGAAAATAATAATATTGAAGATATAGATCTGGAATCTAATTTTTTACAAAATTCTGAAAGTAATAAAATTCAAGAAATTTTCACTACCAAAGTTACTAAACTCAAAAAAAGACCCTCTAATAAGCGTAAAAAGCCGACTATAGCACAGGCAAAGGCAAGAATTTATCGTTTTAACCAGTACAAGGAGCCGCAAGACCTAAAGCACCATTACCCCTTAACTAAGGAGGATGGAAGCAAACTGCAAAGCCTTTCAGGGAGGGATTTTACCTTAAATGCAATGAACGAAATACTCCTCGATATGTCAAAAAGGCGAGATAACAGGTTTTGCTCGAAAGCCCAGTTTATGGCATATTTCGGTAAATGTCTGCGGTTTGAGATGAGGGATGCTGTCAAAACCGGGAAAGATAACTTTCGCATAAAAGCTAATATTCCTGAAGAAAAACCAATAAAATCTAAGATAATAGGAGAAACGGAAGAGCGGGTATATGATTTAAAAAACAGAACTACTGACGGTTTTCAGCTATTATCGGTTGCTGTTGAGAATTTGTTGGTAAAAAGTAAGGCAATCACGGAATAACTGCCTTACCTACCAAAAAGGTGTTTAAACTAAATCATGGGAATTTATACTGTAACATGATTTTAAATTTTTACCAATAAGCAAATGATTGTAAAATTAGCTAAAAATAACTGTTATAAGTCTCCTTTAAATGATTCATTTAAAGGAGTGAGATAAATATACATCAAAGGTACTGAAAATTAAAATTGATTAGACCTTATTGAATTAAAAATATCTTTAATGATGATCAAAAAGTTACTTATTATAAACTAATAATAGCGCAGTATTAATTAGCTTAGTTATGAATTATTCAGAACCTTGTCAATATTCGATTAGATTAATAGAAAAACTAAAATCTTTAGATACTAAAAAAGTACTGGACTTAGATTTAATTGATAAGGCCATTTATTGGGCTAAGAAATATCACGGCGACCAAAAAAGAAAAAGCGGTGAGGCGTATTACACCCATCCCTTAGAAGTAGCTTATATGATATCTGAATATAAGCTAAAAACCGATGTAATAGTAGCAAGCATACTACACGATATTGTAGAAGATACGGAAGTTACCGTAGAGATGATATATGGTAGTTTTGGGCAAAGAATAGCTGAAATGGTTGATAGGCTTACCCGTGATAGACCAGATGGTACTAAGTTAAGTGTGGAGCAGGTATTAATTAATGGTTATCATCTAGGGGATAAAGAGGTTTTGTTAATAAAGTTAATTGATAGATTGCATAATATACAGACTATAAAAAGTATGAATATTGAAAAAATGGACAAAATTACCAATGAAACCTTAATAAATTTTGTTTTATTATCAGAATACCTACATCTAATTTCAACAGGAAAAAAAGTACAAGATCTATGTTTAGAAGCTTGTAAATATTTAAACCCTGAAAAAATACCATATATAAATATTTTTTCTTTTAATGATAATTACCAGCCTCTTTCTCTAATTTATCAAAATGATTAATGCTAATAATATAAACTATTACTACAGGTAATAACACAACTAGAATTCCGAAGTACCCACAATACTCGAATAAATATACTAATCCAAATGAAGTAATAATCGACATAACAGATCTTGATATGGCATACGCTAAAGAGCTATAGGTGAACCTACGTAATATAGAGATGTGCTTATAAGTTATTGGCATTGCAGGAGTATAATCACATGCAAATAATAAAAAACAGCATTGTATAAAAAAAATAATATAGGAGTTATAGAATACATTCATTAAGAAAGGGCTTATTAAAGCTATTAGTACAAAAATCACTAATTTTAGTTTAACAATTTTAGGTGGATAAATTTTATAGCTTATAAAACTTAAAATTATTGTTCCAATAAATTGAACCATTGATACTACGAAGTTTTGATGTAATACTTCGCTTGCAGAAAATCCATATTCTTGTTTTAATATATTACCACAAAAAATATAGCTAAAATAAAAACATACCGGCCACCCACAATCCAGAGTAAATAATAGAAGCAAGGTTTTTTTATCATTTTTACTCTCTTGTGCCCAAAGAGGGTTATTCCGTAATTCTTTTTTTTGATTCTTATTAAGAATCCCTGTAATCCTTTTTTGTGCGTTAGCAAATTCAGGAGTTTCTTTTAGGGTGGTGCGTGCAACAGTACCTATTAAAGCTACAACTACTCCAAACCAAAATGCAGTTCTCCAATTTAAATCAATGTAAGAATTTGTAGCTAATGAAGATACGGCCAATGCAACCGTCCCGCCTAATACCGAAAATACGGAAGTTAGTGATACTATCGGATACTGTATAGGAGGTTTAGTAATTTCAGTTAAATATAGTTGTGCTCCAATAAACTCTCCCATAGATGACATACCTTGAACAATACGACATATTGTTACTAACCATGAAGCCGCAATACCTATTTGGGCATAAGTTGGTAAAATCGCCATAACAAAACAAGAAAATGCCATGAGTAGGGTAGTGATTATAACAGTTGCTTTGCGTCCTATATTATCGCCAATATAGCCAAATATTAATGCACCGAATGGTCTTAGCAAATATGTAGAACAAAAACCAAATGCTGTCAGGAGGGAAGCAGTAAAAGGATCAGTTTTTGGAAAAAACAACTCATTAAGCAGTACCGCCATATGAACATATAACATAAGGTCGAAGTACTCCAAAAATGTGCCTATGGACAACAATCCCACTGCTTCTTTCTGTTCTCTTGTAAGGCTTTGCTGTTCTACCGCTTCCATATAAAAGTAATGATATTGGTTAATACCACTGATTTAAGCATTACCAACAATAACGTTACAATAGATATGTTTAAAAAGTTTACCTACTTGCTGTTTTGTTATTAGTGTAGTAGCAAATAATCCACACAAAATCTATCTCTCTTAAAATTACGCAATATACCTAAAAATGTTCTAAATGATAACTAAGTAGCTGAGTGTTTTAGTTTTTTTTGTTAGATGTATCATATTTTTATCATTTTATTTACTCTTTAAAAGACACTTCACAAAAAAAAGAAAGTGGACATTTTTTTTGTCTATTTAAAGAGTAATTTTTAATAAGTACAATTTTACGCATCACCAATTAGGATGTGTAAATATGTTCAAAATCGTTTTTGATTCATGGAGCAATCAAGTTTTCTTATTAGATTATTTTCACCATCCTAAAAGTTATCATACTTCCAAAAAAGTAAATAGAATTTTAAGAGAACTATCTTACTCCAATCAAGAAAGGTTGATTAATTTAAATGTATCAGAAATAGCTAAAACCATAGAAAGAGATCCCAAAACTGTTAGAAGGTACATTAAAGAAGCAGAAAATAAGGGACATCTTGGTAGAAGTAAAGAAAAACATAAGTCATTGCAGATTAAAATTTTCAATGTTCCGGCAGAGGAAACATTAGTTGAAGCTAAAATCCAGCACGTTAAAAAAGAATTACGATCGTTTGTAAAGAAAGTTAACTACGATCTTGAAAAGTTTAAGAATCATAAAAATAACAACCACTGATATTAGTATACATAAAATTAAAATTATTCATGACCTATATTTTCTGTCTTCTCCTCCGAAATATAAGAAACCGACTAGCATCAAGGGATGAGTGTAAGCGAATCAGGGTAATAAAAGAAGCTCTGCGAGGTTATGGCTTAAGGCGGGGAATCAACTTAAATAACCAAAATAACAATAATAGCTTATGACTCCACAAAGACAGAAGGATATTAAAACAATAGCCGAAAGGTTAAATAGAATGCTTAAGGCAGGAGACCAGGCATTAATCCACGGGGTTTTCTGGGATGATCTAGATACATTATTGAATTTTATTTTAGGGGAGGATTAAGCATGAGTTTAATAAAACAAAAACAAGAGTGCAATAGGGAGTTAGCAGGTTATATGAAAACGTCAAATGGCGATTTAGTTCCTGTTTACACCACTGACAAAATGTGGCTCGAGTTAAAAGCTAAACTTATTAAAAAAGTAGAGGAAATTGAAAAAGGTTTAAAAAAAGAGGGAAAGGATGAGTAAGGCAGCTAACGTATCCTACGTAGACTTTCAGAAGAAGAAAAATATTAGTGAAAAGGATATTTATAATACGTGTTATGATAAGTGGCTTGATATAAAAAGAGCTTGCGATCAATCAAAGACAATAGCCTGTGAAGCTATTACATTTATCGCAGCTATAGAATTTCTTTTTACTAAAAATCCTGATGAGATCATTTTTAATAAGGATTTACTAAAAAAGAAATGTAAACAAGGAGCAAGACAGCGTAGTAGGTTTTTAGCACAACTAGCCGATATATACGAAATTACACCTCATACATCATACGACTATAAGGGAAAAAAATATCATTTTATATATTCTGCAAAGCGTACAGAAAATTCATTAGAGATTTTAAAGAATCCACAAGAATTTTACAAAAACCGTCGATCAAAAATGTCTGCTATATCGGACAAAAATGACTTGGATACAAGTCAAAAATGTCTGGTATCCCCGACAAATTTGACTACCATCCATACTGCTAACCCTAGTTCTATTCAAGGGATGCAGGAACATAGAAACACTATAGAAACAAATAAGAATACAGATCTTTCAGATCTTTGTTCCGGTAAAGATATTGACTTAAGTATAGAGACTAAAAATCTAAAAAATCAGGATACTAATTTTATTTCTTCTAATCGGACCGAGCTAGAGGCTAATACGGAGTTCCCTAACATGAGCCGTGTAGACAGAATGATAGCAAAGGAGCAGGCTAGAAGAAAACGGGATGAGCTTGAAGGAAATTCTTTTGAAGAAGTACTTGCAAGGGCAAAAGCCGATCGGGATAAAGAGCAATTAACCTTAGCAAGACAGCAGGAAACAGCAAGAACAGAATCGCATAAGGTTATCCCTGATCAAGAACCACAAAAATCCCAAGAACAGAAATCACTGCAAGTTCAGACAGAGCTAAACGATATCCATACCAAAAACGGCAATGTCTACCATGGTAACAGACTGCTTAACGAGTTTGATTTTACGGACGAGCTAATTGATGCCGTACGAGAGAGGAGTAATAAACCGCATTTTCCCAATAGCCGAATAATTGCGATTATGAGAAACATTGTTGCTAGCAACCCTAAAGTCAGAATTTGGGGAGGAAAGAATGCCTTTATCAACTACATGGTTAAAGCGGTAAATAACGAGAAGGAGTTTACCGATGAGGAGAAATTACAATCGCTTGCAGAAATGAAGAAAAAGGAAGCAGAACAAGTGATGTATGACTTTGAGCACCGAATAATCAGATATTTTTAACTAGGTAGTAGCAAGATGGATCAGGATATTCTTACAAAACTGGAAGAAATAAAAGCGTTGGATGCAAGGAACGAGAAAATAGCTATCGGTCATATGCTCCAAGACGAGCAGGCTGCTATTAGCGCAAGTAGGATGGTTCATGAGAAATACTTTATAACTCCTCATGCCGCTCATGTTTTTAAAATTGTAAAATCTTATGTATCGGAGGGGAAATCGGCTAGTGATATTTATTTTCATATTAACTCAATAGCCGAAGATGATTGGCAAAATTTTTCACAAGGTGTAGCAAGAGAGGACTACTTAAGGCAATGTATGGTACTTAGCGTTCCATTTCTTGGTACTGATGTTTACGCTGAGAGTGTTTTTGACCGGATACAGAAACAGTATTTTAGAAGAGCGACGTTTTTTCTTTATGAAAATGCCAAACCGAAGATTCTAAATACGTCGGATAGTAAGGATTTAACGGAAATAATAACTGATATTACTAACCGATGTAATGCTCTTCTTGACGGAATAATACCAAACAAAGAGCATGATTACGAGGCAGAGGTAATGCAGGTTTTAAATACCAAAGAGCAAGCCGTAATTAGTAGCGGTTTTAAAGACCTTGATCAAATTATAGAAGGATTTATGCCGGGTCAGTTAGTTACGGTTGGAGCAGGAACGGGAGTCGGTAAGAGTGCTTTTGCCGTTAACTTAGCCTTGAATATTACCCAGCAAGGTTACAAAGTCGGTCTTTGGTCTTTTGAAATGGATAAGCAGGAGGTTTATCAAAGAATAATTTCAAATATTACCGAAATTAGCAGAACGGATAAATTGTGCTCAGAAGAGCGTTATAACGCCGTAAAAAAATATTTTAAGGAAAACAAACATAATATTGAGGTTTTTACCGATCGGATTAAAGACTTGGGTAGTTTTTATCTTCAATGTCGGAAGGAAGCTATTCGGGAAAACATGAAGGTAATAATCATTGATTACGTTCAGCTAATACATTTATCGGGTTTTTCCGGAAATAACAGAGTTGCTGAAATAGAACTCATTACAAAAACGTTAAAGAATATGGCAAGTGAGCTTGGTATTACGGTAATTATACTTTCTCAGTTATCGAGGGAATATCAGAGAAGAGAAAACAAGCAACCGATTCTTTCCGATTTAAGGGATTCAGGTTCGATAGAGCAGGATTCAAACTTGGTAATATTCTTGCATAGGCAGGATGATTACCCGCTGACGCTAAAAGACTATGAAAAAATGATTACCGTTATTGTAGCAAAAAATAGGGACGGCCGCTGTGGATCATTTGTTTTGAAATATCAAGGAAACATCACAAAATTTAAGGAGTAGTAAATGAATGTATTTGATATTTTTTCTGGAATAGGGGGATTTTCAATAGGCTTGGAAGCTGCACGCATGCAGACGGTTGCCTTTTGTGAGATTAACCCGTTCTGCCGACAGATATTAAAAAAACATTGGCCATCCGTGCCGATATTTTCTGATATTACCGTTATAGACAAGGAAGACTTAAAAGCTCTGCCAAGAATAGACGTAATTGCGGGAGGATTCCCTTGCCAAGACATATCGGTAGCAGGTAAAGGAGGCGGTATTAAAGCTAAGCGCTCGGGATTATGGAAAGAATTTGCGAGGTTAATAAATGACATCAGACCCAAATATGCAATTATCGAAAACGTGGCAAACCTTCGTAGCCAAGGACTTATCAGCGTCCTGCAAGATTTATGGGCGATCGGGTATGATGCTCAGTGGCATTGTATACCGGCTTCCGCCTTTGGCGCACCTCACAGACGGGATAGAATATGGATTATTGCCCACCCCGCTTGCATCGGTCAAATCGGATTGTCCTTCGGAAAGGAAGAGGCGGAATCCGAACTTGGAGGCGGTAGTGAAGATGTTTCCGACACCGACAAGCAGGGATTACAAGGATGTAGGAGATTTAAAGAAATTAGCCAAATATGCGCACAAGAGCAGGTTAGCATGTATCGTCGCAGCCGAGGAATTAAGCAATGGAGAGAAGAGCCTGTAGAAGTACCGAGACTAAAAGATGATAGGTTGAATCCTGATTGGGTGGAATGGCTTATGGGCTATCCTATTAGCTGGACGGAAGGGGGAAGTAGTAGGCAGCGTCTTATGGCACTCGGTAATAGCGTTGTACCTTTAATTCCTGAGTTTTTAGGAGAAGCAATTATAAATCAACCGTTAATTTTACAATAAAAAAGTTAGTAGAGGTTAATTAAATGACTAAATGGAATAACTTTAACGATGCCGAGGATCAAATGTCTTACGAGTTAATACCGCATAAAACCATAGCAAAGGTCAGGTTAATGCTTAAGAAAGGCAATCATACTACAAAAGAGTGGCCGGAAGGCTGGGCTACTAAGAGTAAAGCCGGTACCTGCCTATATCTTGCCTGTGAGTTTGTAGTTTTAAGTGGTCAGTATGAGAATAGGAAAGTATGGAGCAAGATCGGTCTTTATAGCGATAACTCCCCTCTATACGCTGAAATCGGCAGAAGCATGATTAAAGCAATACTTAACTCTGCTCGCGGTTTGCATTCCAAGGATAAATCACCGGAGGCTTCAAGGCAGAGACAGATTAAGAGCTTTACCGATCTTGATAATTTACAGGTAGTAGCTGAAATTACCGTTAATGATAAAGGCGATAAGCCTATTAACGAGATCAAGACCATAATTACGCCAGATCATGCTAGATACGGTGAGTTTATGGACGAGAGAAGCGGTAAGTTTCCAATTAATTATAAACAGGCCGGTGATAAACAAACCGATAGTACTTTTGAAGCAGAAGATAAATTACCGTGGGCGTGATGATGAGCCAAGAGATACAACGACATATTACCGGTATCTACAATGAGTTAGACCAATATCATAATAATAAAGGTCTAACTGAAATTTGTTATTGGCATTCTTGTAAGCATTTTAAGTATAACGATGCTTTTCAGGCAGCTTTTTTTCAAATGGAGAGGCAGATAAAACTGGTTACTAAAAATTTAGCGCAGTTATCGGAGTCGATAGACGACTTTGAAATATATATTAACCAATGTAAACGATTGATTTTATTAGAAAAAGAGAAAGATAGAAACTTTGCGGAAGTTTATAATAAGTATCACGCAAAATCAAATGAGGTAGCAGATGAAGGGAAAATGTGAAGAGATTGTCATAAACCGTTATTTAAGAGGTAATATTAGCAATGAGTTTAAGGATGAGCTTTTGTGGGTAATTAACGAACGGCGTGATAACGGTCAATATTTAGAAATATTATCTAAATTGTTACAAGACGAAGGGCAAGAAAAGCTCAAGATTCTGGAGACTATAGTAGAGATGATCAAAAAACAAATGATGGCCGATAGTAGAGACGTTCCGCTAAAAAATCCGAAAAAGTTTGTAAACAAGTTGCTAAAGGAGTTAGAACATGAGCTATCTGAGTAATCATGAAACTATCACCTGGCAGGAGGCGAGCATTAAGTTATCGCAACTAAAAGAATATGCCGATAATCCAAGAAAAATAACCAAGGAGATGCTTGATAAACTAGCTTCTCATATAAAGGAGGACGGGTATCATCAAAGAATAATAGTAGATAACGATTACACTATTATCGGCGGCCATCAGCGTAAAAAGGCTTTATATATGGCAGGTTACGATGATGAGACTGAAATTGAAGTGTTAAAGCCGAGTAGGAAACTAACAACTGCCGAAATAGACAGATTGAACATCAGAGATAATCTAGCATTCGGTGAGTATGATTTTGCTGTG